ACTGTAAACTTTTTACTTTCTTCAAGTCGCCAATTATGTTGAGATTCTTGTTTTAAACTGGTGCCGTGTGCCGGGATCGAACTGGCCACCTGATGATTACAAATCAACTGCTCTACCGAATGAGCTAACACGGCAGGCTTTTGAACTGATGTTGTTTCCCACCAGTTTGCAACTGCACTAAACTCTTTAGGATTAATCTTTTTATCAGGATCAATACCTTTACTGAATAAGAACTTTCTATGCTCTAATCGAGCATTTTTTAAACTTTCTGTTTCAGGTAGTTTCTTCTTCTTACTTCTACCTTGATGTACATAAAATAATCCCATTAGTTACAATCTTTGTTTTTATATTCATCGCTTTGTAAACTACATTTATAATTCTTGTCTGCTTTTACTCTCATGTCAGCAGATATACCATCTAATATACTAGGCATATATGTAAATACAACTGAAACCATTTCTAAAGACATTGCGTGAATTAATCTTTGAGTTTCAGCATTCATTATAGCTTCTTCATCTATATCAGTACCTCTGATTGTTTCGGTAAGTATGTGACCTATAACTGCGGTGTTGTAATCGTTTGCTTCTGTATCTTTAATAGTAAATGTACAAGATGTAAATACGAGTGCTGCAATTAAAATTTTCATATGATTCATTATACTACAAGTTTTGACAATAGTCAAGCACTTAAGCAAAGAGGGGATCATCTATATTTTCCCTTCGTTTATATTCGGCTTCTACCATATCTTGTGTCCAATCTTTACCGAACCAAGTATATGTCTCATCAAAATCTTTTATTAATAAGAATTGACACTTTTGTCCGTAATCGTTATAGTAATCTTCTTCTTGTGGAACTAAGCCTCTAGCATAATAAGAATCACTAAGAACATCAGGATGCTCATCTTTGTAGGTTCTAAAATAATCTTTATCATCTACGATATAAACTTCAGACATGACACACCAATCAGGATCAGATTCGTAATCTTTTGTAGTTTTATATTCAGCATATGTTTTATCTGCTTGTTCTTTTAATTCAACACACTTATCACTCATCAAACTTATTTGAGAGTAATCAACATTTCTATATAAAGTCCAAGTATTTGCAAAAGTACCTTGACCCTCTGTATCCCAATAGTGTCTAGAATAAACTACATGAAACATATTAACAATTACCTCTAGGTATGTGAACAGTCCAATCACTTGCAAAACAAAAGTCAGATTGAATTGAAGATATATCGACAAGTTTACGACAATCTTTGACACAGGAATCGTGTTCGTCAAAGACTTTAATGTCAGAGAATTGATAACTCTCTATCATTTTGTTGATAACAGAAACAGCACTTTTGTGAGTACTGATTACAACATGGTCCCAGCTTCTGGTATCATGTTTTTTATAACATATTGTATATTTTTGATTTTTCATAATATAGTCTCCTTTTATTTAATTGTATAATCTTTCGGAAGTTCAAAATCGACATAACTTCCGTATTCTGTAAAGTCGTTTACAAAATCGTTCAGTTGAGCAAACAGATTACTCAAATCATCTGTTTCTACAGAGGCAAATGTTTCAGAGGGATTTTCAAACTCAACATTATTATTATAGTTCTCAATCAACTCAAACATTTTTGTTTCAGTATCAGCAATCAGTTTCTTTACTGATTCACACATTGTATCGTATTCTTTTTCATGGTCAAATTTATTCATTATAATTCCCCCTTTGATATTTCAGAATGTTCTACTATTTTAACAGTAGATTTAACTCCGAGATTTTTCAATCTCGCATTTTCTTTTTCATTTTCTTCAGGCGTTTGAAAAATATGTTCTACTTGTCTATCTTCAAGATCAAGATTTAAAGTATCTTCTTCGTAAGTTCTTTGATATAAGTTTTTATTCATAATGTAACCTTTCGTTTAATTGATTATGTATCCATTATACATGAAATTGGTCATATTGCAAGCAAATAACCAAAAAAAATGAAATAAAAAAGTCAATAAAATCAAGGGTTTTGAGGGGTTATTAGGAATAATTTGATTTGTTTCACTATATGAAACACTTTTTAGACACCTTGGGCGTGAAAATGAGATAGTTTTTGTTCTACTTTTGTTCTTTCCTACCGATGCCTTTAAAGTAGTGTTTTGAAGGATCGTATCTATGAGACACATTATCATACCACCACTTTGAGGCAGCGATTATTAGGACTTTTACCTGTGCCATAATCACGCCTTAGTGTTGTGAAGTTTGAGATATCAAATCAAATTTCGGATTAAGTATTGCTAAAATAGCTTTACTTATCCATATTTAGACAAATTAATCTTTTGATATTTTTTTTAAGGATTCTCTTAAAATTTGAGAACCACCAACACGGACATTTATAATACCATTATAGTACTCATCGTCCTCTAGAACCTTTCTTTCAAACTGCTCTCTTGCTTCTAAATAACTTGCAACGCCCCTACTAGGGCAATAATACATTATTTCTCTAGTGAATTTATCTTCACCTAATTTTTCTAGCTCTATAGTCAGTTTGTCTGATGAACCCCAATAAGTTCTCCAATCACTTTCTTTTGTGCCTCGTCTTTTATTCTTTCTGCCTTTAAGTGGTTGTTTCGTAGTTTTGAATTTAGCTAACTTTTTACCAACATACTTTTTATTGTTAGTTAAATTTGTTATTAAATATACAAAAGCTTCACAATCACTTGGGAGTTCTTCAACTATATTACCTTGATATGTCCAGTTAGTTCCAGTTTTCATCAATATCTGTCACTTCATCTTCTACAATTTGATGTTCTTCACCGCAAAATGGACAAAATTGTTCAACATAATCATCTTCTGGTAAATCATATTTAATAATATAAGTAGCGGCACAATTATCGCATACAGTTTTTAAGTTTGGGTTTTTAATCATAGTTTAAATCCTTTAAATGTTTCCGTTTCTACATCTTGTTTAATACCACCAACCACATAACTTTCTATTTCAGTTTCTTGTGGTGCGTTTTGTAGTCCACGACTATTTAACCAATGTTGAGTCCATGGTAATGGGTTGTTTGTTGATGATGCATCATAAACACCTTTTAGTCCTATTGCTTTCATTCTTTTGTTTGCCATAAATTCTACATACTGGTTTAATAGTTTATCATTTAAACCAATCATAGAACCTTCTCTAAACAAATATGTCGCCCAAGCTTTTTCTTCTTGAACAGCAATATCATACATATCATAAACTTCTTGTTCAGTTTCTTTCATGACATCTAACATTTCTTTATCGTTTTCTTTTGTTCTATAGTGATTTATAATGTTTTGAGATACTGCTAAATGTAAATTCTCATCTCTTGCAATAAGAGATATAATCTTAGCACTACCCTCCATTAATTTTAATTCACCAAATGCAAATGAACAAGCAAATGAAACATAGAATCGTATACCTTCTAATATATTAACATTAATAAGAGTAAGATATAAAAGTTTTTTCATTTCTCTCATTGTGCCTTTACCATTCAGGTGATATTGATGAGCATATGTAATAAACTTATCGTATGCTTCAGTTACAGTTTTAGCTCTTGCCATAATCTCTGGTGTTTCAATAATTGTATCTAGTACTGCTGTTGGGTCTGGATAAACATTCTTCATTATGTAAGTATATGAACGACTATGTATTGTCTCACTAAAGTCCCATGCAACAAGCATAGATTCTAGTTCAGGCAAACTACAGAAAGGTAAGAATGCCAAACATGGTCCACGACCTTGCACACTATCTAATAGTGTTTGATACTTTAGATTAGATGTAAAAATATGTTTTTGTTCATCTGATAGTTGTTGAAAATCATTTCTATCTTTTTGTAAAGATACCTCTTCTGGTCTCCAAAAGAATCCTAATTGTTGTTGATTTAACTTTTCAAAAATAGGATATTTCTGTTGGTCAAATCTTTGTGTGTTAGGCTCTGCACCAAAAAACATAGGTTGTTTTAACCAATCTACTTGCTCTGTGTTAAATACTTTACCCATTAGATTGCACAAGCCTCGCAATATTCTTCATAATCTTCATCTGTTTTAAATTCCTCTCTGGTTTTAGTATCATCTTTTATATCATCATGCCACCCGACAGGATGGTTAGGTTCGTCTACATCTGACTTAGCGTCATATGTGTTTTGATAGTAAGATGTTTTCCATCCCAACTTATATGTAGTCAACAAATCAGTTGCCATTACTGATGTTGGTACCTCATTGTCTTTATAATTTTCTGGATTATAACTCCAGTTTCCACTTATTGCTTGATCGAACCATTTTTGCATAACGGAGATTACATTTATGTATCCCTCATTACTAGGCATATCCCATAATAATGTATAGAAATTTTTAAGTCTATTATATTCAGGAACTATTTGTTTCAGAGTTCCCTTTTTACTTTTCTTAACAGAAAGATAGTCTCTAGGTGGTTCAACACCATTCGTAGCATTTGAAACGACCGAACTACTTTCTGATGGCATTTGTGCTGAAAGTGTGCTATGTCTAAGCCCATGGCTCTTGATATCTTTTCGTAAAGCATCCCAATCATAACTGTACTTTCTTTTAATAAGTGAATCAACATCTTTCTTATAAGTATCGA